CCTCACCTTGCGCACTCGCGCTTGATCCTCTGCGCTAAGCAGCGGCCACACTGCGGTTTGATAGTCGCGGCCCATAGTCGGCCACGTCCGCGCGATAGCTTCGTCGTCCATGCGCGACAAGCTCGCGGCCATACGTGGCGAGACGTAGGCGATCCATGCCTGTCGGTCGGACTTGCTAAGTTTGGCTTCTTCTGAGGGAGTCACTTTATACTTTTCCATTTGTTCCACATGGAACTCTCACGCCACATCCGCCAGGTTGGCGAACCGCATCGTGTTGCCTATCCACGCAACCTCAATGAACCCGGTTTGACCGTGGCGATTCTTCTCGATGATGATTTTCGCAATGCCTTTTTTGTCCGATGTCGGGTCGTAATATTCCTCGCGGTACAGCATCAAAACCTGGTCGGCTTCTTTTTCGATTTCGCTCGAATCGCTCAAGTCGCCCATACGCGGCTCCGGAACCTTGCGCGTCTCAACCTGTCGCGAAACCTGCGCCAAAACGATGACGGGAATGTTCAGGTCGCGCGCAAGATTCTTCAGGCCACGCACGGCGACGCCGACTGACTCCCAACGACGTTCGCCTGGAGCGTCTAGGCGTTGCAGGTAGTCGACGTAAAGAGCCTCGATCTTGTGCTGTTGCTTCCAACGCCGCGCTACGCGCTGAACCTCTGTGATCGATGGTGAGCTGCGATCCAGAATCCACATCGGAGCCGCCGCTACGGTCGTGAATGCCTGAGTGACTCGTGGCCACTCCCACTCCTCGAACTGACCTGTGCGGAATTTCGTCGCATCCACATTGCCGGCGAGAGCCATCATGCGCGCGGCCATTTGCTCGGCAGGCTGCTCACCCGAGATAAGCCCTACTGGCTTACCCTTGTGCGTGGCATGCAGAGCAAGGCCTGTCAGCATCGCGGTCTTGCCCATGGCCGCGCGCGCGCCGATCACAATCAGGTCGCCGGGGTGGAAGCCACCGAGTAGCTTGTCCAAATCAGCAAGCCCGGTCGGAATCGTGTTCAGAGCGCCGCCGTTCGCGTGCGCTGCAGTCAGATGTTCGTATGCCTTTTTCGCCGCTTGTTTGGCGGTGTACTCGGCCTGCGCCTCGATCCGCTGCATTGCCATCAGGCGCACGATGGTTTCGTCCAGGATTTCCTGCGCGCTGCGCCCGTTCGGTTGAAACCCATCGCCGACGATGCCGGTGCCGGCGTCGATCATTTTTCGCAGCGTGGATTTGTCGCGGACAATCCGCGCATGCGCCACGATGTTTGCGACGCTTGGGGTGTTGTTTGCAAGCTGGATGATGTAGCTCGTGCCGCCCACAAGCTCCACCAAGCCTTTCGCCTCAAACCATTCACCAAGCGTTACAGCGTCGTATGGCTGGCCCCTAGCGTCCAGTTCGCTGATCGACCGGAATATCAGCCTGTGATCCTTGCGGTAGAAATCTTCCTCCACGATCACTGAGGCCACGCGATCAAGCGCCGTTTCCGAGAGCATCAGACCGCCGAGTACGGCTTGCTCGGCGTCGAGCGAGTGCGGCGGGACGCGAATCTCGCTCATGCGAGCCTCCGCGTTGCGGCCGGTGATTGGCCGTCAGTCGCGGCGTGGTGCTGGATCACGTTCGCGCGCTGGATTTCGTCGGTCCAGCGTTCTTGGTGCAGGTACGTGGCCGGATTCGGAACAAAACCATCGCGCCACGAGCGATCCTGCTCTGCCCTCGCCTTCACGTCAGCGATGATCGTATCGGCCAGCTCATCTAGTTTTTTTGCCTGCCACTTTTCGCGAGCGGGCTTCTTGCCCTTCTTGCTCGGGTACGCTTCCCAAAATTCTTTGAATCGTGCAGCTCGCTGCACATGCTCTTGCTCTTTATTCTCTTCTCTTCTCTTCTCTTCTCTAGTGGTAACGTTTTGCGCTTTTTCGTTACTACGCGTTGGTAACGTTTTTCCTTCATGCTGTAACGCTTTTTGGCGTGCGCGATAATCGGCCTGTTTTTCCGCATTCGTCAGTGGAACGTTGAATTCTATGAAGTTTGGTAGGGTCAACCCGTTTGCATCTAGTGCCCATCCTATAGTTTGCATAGCGCGGCCAACCCCAGGTGCGCCAGCCATCTCATCAATGTCTGAGATAGTCGAGTGCTGCAAAACAAGGTCATCGCCGACGAATTTTCCGTGCTCGCGTGCAACGGACCAGCAACGCATGAGTAACGCCGTGGTAACGCACCGTAACGCGTGAGTTGAGACGATTTGGCCGTTCTCGTGGCCGGAGCCTCCGGGGGTAAGCCATTCACGGAATTCGCGCGTCGCCATTAGCGCTCGGCACATGGCAATCACCTTAGGGTGATCGATTAACGCGCCGCGCATTTTGATCCAATCCCCAGCCATTGCTCACTTCTCTTTTGGCGGTTGACTCAAAACCAGCTCAGCCGCCGCGATTTCCTCTGGCGTGGGCTGGCGATCCAGCAGCTTCAATGCTTCGTTGACGTGCTCAAGATTCCGCAGCCTTGCCGATTCGGCGATCTTCGCGCGGTGAATGCGCAGCACGTCGTGCCAGTCCAGTGGAATGCCGGATTCGGTGCGGGAGTGCATCACCCTCTCCGTGGCCGTGACGTTAGGTGCCAAGTGCCGCAATTACACTTGTATACGTGCAGGTGCGTGCGAAGGATGGAGCCGGCGCGAGATGCAGCGCGGATAGCTTGAGATGCGGTGCTGTAATGAATCTTCCGCTCACACGCCGTGTGCCTGCCGATATAGAGAGGCCTGCTGCTCATGGCGCTTCCTGATCCGGTACGCAAAACCGCGCGCCCCGCGATTCCCCGGTGCGCGCCACGAGTACCTCGCTTCCTGGGACCGAAGACACCATCCTTGCAACCCGCACAATTTCAGCGAGGCGATCGCGGATGAGCTGGCGAACAAATTCCTGGATTTCGACGTCGTGAGCGCGGCAGTACGCAGTCAGGACCGCGTGTTCATCGCGGCTGATCTTGGTCCGTACGTCTTCCGAGTTGTCGGCCACCTGCCGCGTCTCCCCACCTGCCTTGCCAACCGTCTCCCTACCTGAACCAGCTCCACCGTCATGGGGAACCGTTACTGCATGCTTCGCCGTCGTCGCAGGGTCATCTCAGGCGGCCTTCTTGCGTTTCGCCGACTTGGCCAGCGCAGGCCAGATGTCCGGACGCAGATCGCTCAACCCGACAGCGCCGCCGGTTGCAGCGGAGATAAGACGCGCCAATTTGTGACTCGGCGTTTTGTGACCGAGCGTCACCAGATTCAGATATGCAGCCGAACTTCCGACCTTGTCGGCGAGAACCGAGAGAGCGTCCATGCGCTCGGGAAATGGTGTCGGCAGGTAGTCGAGTAGTCGCATGAGCGCGACATTACCACGGAGGTATTCTGATACGCAAGCATTACCTGCAAGGGTAATTTACCTAAACGGTAATCTGCCTGAACCTAGGCGCATGAAACCGCGCATCGTGGAAGAAACCAGGCTTTTGAACTTCCGCGAACTCGCCAGGAAGGAAGGCGGCGTAAAAGCGATGGGGTCCAGGCTGGGGAAATCGCAGCCACAGTGGCAAAACACCATCGGCAAAACACCGACTAAGCAAATCGGCAGCGAGATCGCGCGCGAAGTCGAGGCGGAGTACCGGCTGCCCAAGGGATGGGCTGACATGCCGTGGGACATGCTCAGCGAATCGCAGTCGGTGAGATTGGACGAAAAGAAACTGGCCAACCTCATCGAGGTTGTAGAAGGCGCCACAGAAGGTCTGATAGCCACGTCTGCGTGGAAGGCGAAAGTGATTGCCACCTTCTACGCCGATCCAATAGAGCACGACCCAAAGGCACTGCAGCGCCTCGTGAGAACGATTCTCAGCTCAGCGGTTGAACAGTGATATGAACCAATTTTTGCGAGAGGAATTGGAAGAACTCATTGCCGAAGGAATCAAAACCGGCGAACTCAAAAAAGACAGCCCTTTTCCGGCCATTTTGCAATCGCCAAAGGCTCGCGCGATTCGGCGTATTGCGGAAATTGCCAACTCGCGCGGGTGGCAAATAGAAGTGACGCGCGCGCTAGACAAGCACGCCGCATCGTATGTTGACGACTTGCCGGAGTCTGCAGTGCTTGCGCTTCGCGATCGCATGGAATACTTCGAGGAATGCGTGCAGTGCGCGTGCGATCCAGACGATTGTCCGCCGGCACGATGAAACGTTTGCTCGTAATTGCTCTGCTGAGCACGAGTGCGCGTGCCGAATGGTTCGGCGTGCACAGCTATGATGACTGCATCACGACATACGCGGTTCCGGTTCATACTTCTGATGCCGTAGGTGCCGCGACTCGCGCGTGCATCGGCATCTACAAGAACGGCCACGAAGGTCAGCGGAAAGAACGGGATCAATGCGTTCTCGACCACGTACTCGATGTAAAAGCCAACAGCGCGATAGTAACGCTCGTGCGGACCTGCAAAGAGTCGCACCCCGTGTGCCAACCGAACGAACGCGAAACTGATGCCGCTTGTGAGACCAAATGTCCGGTCGGCCAGCGTTACATTCGCTTGGCTGACGAAGATATCTGCCTGAAAGACTAGCCGCCTGCGATACGCCCGCAATGGGCGCTGGAAACGTGTAGAAAAATAAATTACTCCGAGGGTATTGCGCTTAGATTACCCCTGTGGTAATTTGCTCCCGAACCAAGAAGGGAGCGAGCCGTGTCCAAGCAACCCAGTAGCCAGTTCCGCGAAGACCTGATTGTTGTCGCCGTCGGTCTTGCGATGGCCTCGTTTGTCGTGGCGGTGTCGCCATGACAGAAACATTCGATCATCTGTTCGGCGGCTACCATTCGGCGCGCGCTTATCGCTGGCGCAATCCAGACGGCTCGCAAGGCGGCATCGTTGCCGAAGCTGCGCGACTAGATAAAGCACTTGTAGTGCCGAGTGATGCGGTTGTGTGGCCAGGCGCTTCCATCGGCTACGGCGCTTCCATCGGCTACGGCGCTTCCATCGGCTACGGCGCTTCCATCGGCTCCCGCGCTTCCATCGGCTCCCGCGCTTCCATCGGCGACGGCGCTTCCATCGGCTCCCGCGCTTCCATCGGCTCCCGCGCTTCCATCGGCTCCCGCGCTTCCATCGGCCCCCGCGCTACCATCGGCGACGGCGCTTCCATCGGCTACTGCGCTACCATCGGCGACGGCGCTTCCATCGGCTACTGCGCTACCATCGGCGACGGCGCTTCCATCGGCGACGGCGACTGGTGGATCACGCTCGGCCCGCAAGGTAGCCGCAACGCGTTCGCTACCGCCGTGCATAGCAAAGAGCACGGCTTGCGCTGGTGGGTCGGGTGTCAGCAAGGCATCACGACCGAGCAACTGCAAGAGCGCATCGCGCAAACGCACAAAGCCGGATCGGAGCACTTCAACAACTACTGCTGGCTGATCGGCGCGGTGTTGAATCACCCCGGCCTTATCGCGGCAACTGCCAAAGCGAAGGTAGGTGCGGCATGAACACCGCCGACGCCGTGACCGCCCAATTCGCCGCGATGGACGCGCTGATGGAAGCGATGTTCACGCCAGCGCCGAAGCCGTGGGTTTTCTACACCCGAGACTGCCGCAACGTGTCGAGCAACGCGCATATCAGCGACGCCGGCCCGTATGTCGAGCGTGCACGGTTCGCGACCGAGGACCAAGCCAAGGCGTTCGCCGAGTCCTACAACCCGCCATTTCCGGATTGCTGGTTCTGGTCAATCGTCGGGCAAGACGACGAAAACGAGATTCAGATTTTCGATGACGGCGAGTGGAAGCAAACGACCGAATCAGCGGTGTCGGCATGAGCGTTAATTACAACCTCACGACTCCCTGTGCTGAATGCCCATTCTTGAAAGGCAGTGGGTTCACCTGGCGTAGCTTGCAAGCGCACGCTAGCGGTGAATTTCCCTGCCATAAGGCCTCGGTGCTTGATGAAGAAGATGGAACGTACCAGCCGCGACCAGGCAACAAAACACCACATTGCGCGGGCGCGCTCATATTTCTGGAGAAGCAGAACAAGCAGCACCAAATGATGCGTATTTGCGAACGTCTCGGCATGTACGACAGACGCAGATTAAAAATGGACTCGCCTGTCGTCACACGACCGAGCGATTGCCGTCGTCCCGCGAGAATCAAGGCGAATCCATGAGCTACATCGACGTAGAACGCTGGAACCGCGAGTGCAAGGCACTCTTGGCGCGCATCAAGGAAATTTGCGAGCCGTTGCCGCACGAAGCGCATATCAATCTGATTCTCGCGCTGGACGACCTTATGACGCTGTGCATATCGTCGCCGCGTGTAGAAAACCAATCACAACCGGGGAAAGCAGCGTGACGACACGCACTGTTACAACTCAAGCCGAACTCAATCAAGCCATCGCCGATAAGGTCGTTGTTCGCGCTTGTGTTGAGGTTGACATAAACGGGAAGGAGAAAACCCTATGACCACACTTTCAACTTTGGATTGCGACTTTGCCCGCATCTTTTCCGAGCCGTCGAATATCTGTGTTCTCTACCGCAACCCCGCCGAGAAAATCGCCCGCGCGATGATCGACTTCTGCAACAAGCACGGCATACCGGGAAAGCAGACGGACGATGCCGTGAATATGGCACTCGCGCACATGGAGCGCGGTCACAGTGAAGCCGCGGCGCTTGAGTTTGGCAAAGACCATGTGCGCCTGTGGCTGGCGATGAATGAAGACGGACCGGAGGATGCGGCATGAGCATACAACGCCAACTAAAGATCGAAGGCCAGCTAGCCGGATGCCCCACCTGCGGGAAGCAGCCCAAGCATTACGAGTCCATCGGCAAGGGACTGCATCATTTGGAATGCCCGCCGTGTGGAACGCGTACGCCAAAGTTTGCGACCTTCGGTGAAGCGGTCCAGAAGTGGGAAATTGCGGAAACCGTGCATTACGAGAGGGCGGCATAAATCATGGAAGCTAATTTCATGCAAGCCATGGCGGTTTTAATCGCGTGCGTGATCGCCATTTTTTCGTCAATTGCCGCAAGCGAACCGCATCCAGATATTTCCAAGTCGGCTCATAAAGCATGGCTTGCGTTTGCGGTGATTCTCGCAGCTCCGGGGATTTTCCATCTACTCACAACTATTTATTTAGGCTGATCCATGAACACAAGCGCGCTGACTCCGACAGCAGTTAAAGCCGAATCCCCCGGCTTTGGCGATTCCCACCGTGCGCCGCGCACTGGTTCGGAGAACGCGGCAACTTTTGATACCGGCGACGGCGCAGGAATACAGGGCTTGCCGTCGTCGGATTTTTTTGACCCATCCGACTATTGCGAGCCGGACCCGGAAGACGTGATAACCGAATACTCCAAAATCCGAGGTGAGTAAATGAGCAATATCGCAACCATCCCAGCCGCGCCGCGCCCATTGTCGTTTGAGCATCAGATGCAGCTCGCGCAGAGTTTCGCCAAATCTGGCCTGTTCGGTATCAAGACGGCAGACCAGGCGTTGGCCCTCATGGCGCTCTGTGAGGCCGAAGGTCTGCACCCAGCAATTGCGGTGCGCGACTTCCACATCATCCAAGGCAAGCCGGCACTGAAAGCAGACGCCATGCTGGCGCGTTTCCAGAACGCAGGCGGGCGCGTCAAGTGGCTTGAGCTGACTGACGAGCGCGTATGCGCAGAGTTTACACACATCGCTGGCGGCACCGCGACGATTGATTGGGACAAGGCCCGCGCGCAAACGGCAGGGTTTTGGGGCAAGGACAACTGGAAGAAATTCCCCCGCGCCATGCTCCGCGCCCGCGTTGTTTCCGAAGGCATCCGCACGGTGTTCCCCGGTGTCGTCACTGGCTTGTACACGCCAGAGGAAGTGCAGGATTTCGAGCCGGCAAAGGTCGAGGCGACCGTAGAGAAGCCACCGTTTACTGGCAGCCCGACAGACGGCGTTTGGGACGGTCTAAGCCCTGAGCGCGTGGCGCATATCGAAGCCGCCGCAGTAACCGCGCACGAATATCTGGATCAGGACGATTTACAGGGAGCCGTGGATTACAGGATGCGCGCCGGCTTAGATGGCGCAGACGAAACGACGGCATTTTGGACACTGTTCAAAAGTTATGAGCGCGCCGCGATGAAGTTAGCGCACGAAGGCAAGGTAGAGGATGGCGTGGCGCATCTGATTCGCAACCGCGCCAAACAGGCAAACAAGGAGCAAGCATGAGCCGTGGAATCAACAAGGCAATCCTAGTGGGCAACCTCGGCGCAGAGCCGGAAACGCGCTACACACCGAGCGGCACCGCGATAACCAGCATCCGCATCGCAACTTCCGAATCGTGGAAGGACAAACAAACCGGCGAGCAGAAAGAGCGTGTGGAATGGCACCGCGTGGAGTTCTTCGGAAGGCTCGCAGAGATTGCCGGCGAGTATCTGAAGAAAGGCGGACAGGTGTACGTCGAGGGCGCAATACGCACAGACGAGTACGAAAAGGACGGCGTCAAGCGGTATTCGACCAAGATCATAGCCGACGAAATGCAGATGCTTGGCGGACGCCAGGACGGCGGCGTGCAGCGTGAGCGCCCGGCGCGTAGCGCGCCTGCGCAGGATCACGGCAAGCCGCGCGACGAGTTTGAAGACTCGGAAATACCATTTTGACCGCACCCCCTCGCGTGTTCGGCGTAACGGCAACAAGGGCTAAGGAGTCGCATGAATGAACTTTCATTGTTCACCGGAGCTGGCGGCGGAATCCTCGGCACTCACTTGCTCGGATGGACTCCAATCGGATACGTCGAGTGGGACGACTACTGCCAGCGCGTGCTTGCAGCACGAATCGCAGAGGGACTCATCCCAAGCGCCCCGATCTTTGGCGACGTGCGTGAGTTCGTACAGTCCGGTGCCGCTGAGCAGTATCGAGGATTTGCGGATGTGGTTACGGCGGGGTTCCCGTGCCAGCCGCACAGCGAAGCAGGGAAGCGACTCGGCGCCGCTGATGAGCGCGATATGTGGCCGGCAACACGGGATTGCATTCGCGCTGTTCGACCAGGCGCGGTCGTGCTGGAGAACGTCACAGGCATCCTTACTGGATACGCCGCAACCGTCGTCGGTGATCTGGCCGCGCTGGGCTATGTGGGACGCACGGGCTGCATACGAGCTGCCGACATTGGCGCGCCTCACCTGCGAAGCAGATGGTGGGTTGTGGCCCACGCCGCGGACGACGGGATTGGATGGCGGCAGCAACAGCAGGAAGGCGGCGAAGGCACGCGGAATGTGGCCAACGCCGACAGCTATGGATTCCAGGTCGAGCGTGGCGGCGGCTTACAGCACGGAGAGCGGACGCCATTCCGGCACGACGCTAACGGATGCAGTGGTGCGCCAGAAATGGCCGACGCCATGTGCTCGAGACGGCAAGTCAGGCGCGGGGAAAACACAGAAGGAGCGCGGGCGAATGAATGGCCCATCGCTGTCGGAAGTCAGTGGTGGAAGTCTGAACCCGACGTGGGTCGAGTGGCTCATGGGGTGGCCTCTCGGGTGGACCGACTTAAAGCCATTGGCAATGGACAAGTTCCAAGAGTGGTTGCAGCAGCATGGGAGCTTTTGAAGTGAACCTAACGTTTCTGCGTAATGACCCTCTGCCAGCCCCTAACCTCGTGGCCAAAGGAGACTCAATCAGGCTGTAGATCGTGATCGGCGTGGATGGACACGCCCTGCGCAGGCGCGTGGATGAGTTGGAGGCGGTTTTGCGTGACGCGAAGGAACAGGTCGCGATGCTGCCACATTCGCTTGCCTACGAATTTACGCTTATACCCAAGATCGACGCCGCGTTAAAGGAGCCGACGACATGAGCACCAAAGCTGAGATTGCCGTGCTGATTGAACAACTGGAGGAGTGCCGAAAGTTTACTTTTCCAGATCGCGCCGAAGTAATGAAGCGCGTCGGTGTCATCCTAGAAGAATACGCCGACCGTCTTGATGCGGTAGCGGTCAGCGATGCGATGGTGGAGTGTGCCAGCGACGCCTACGCAACGTTGTCACTGGACGGTGTAGATATGACGGCAATGCGCCACGCGCTCGAATCCATCCTGCCGATAGTCGATGAGCAGATGACTACACGCTATAAGTGGCTGCGCAATCGCATGACGGTTACGGAAGTACAAGAACTTGAACGGCGTGGCGATCAGTCGGAAGAAGCATACGAGGCTGAAATTGACCGCGCGATTGATAACGCAGTCGCCAGTGCCAAGGGAGACGCCCGGTGAACGAACGACAGCGCCGCGTTTTGGAGTTCATGCGCGCCGATCCGCGCAAGCGTGATCTATACCAAGCTCGCGATTACAAGAGCAATTGCGTGACGCATTCCGGCGACTTCCCCGACCTACCGATACTCACGAACGAGGAGGCGGATGAGCTTGTCGCGCTAGGACATATCGAGCCGCGATGGGCTAACGCCAAGAATTTGCGCTACTGGTGCATAAAAGGATACCAAACATGAACATCGGCATCGCCGAGAAGCTAGCGAGCGCGTTGCAAACGCTTCTCGCAAATGAGTATAGCAACGTTGCTCATTCTAACGATGAGCTACACGACGCTAGTGATGCACTAGACGAGTTTCATCGCGAAGCCCTTGCTGAGTACGACAGCGCGAAAGACTCGCCAGCGGGGGAGCAGTGGATTAGCGTTGACGATAAGTTACCCGATGAATTGGGGTTTTACATTTGCGCTATGAACGGAGTTAGCACAGTGCTGCACTTCTCAAAAGGATACTGGACTGGTGGCATCACACGAGATTGCAAACACCCAACACACTGGCAACCGTTTCCACAACCACCCACCGCAGCGCCGGAGGCGCAGGATAAATGAATCTTTGGCTTGATGATATTCGACCTGCGCCAATCGGCTTGCAGCATGCGTTTACTGTTGCCGAGGCGCAAGAAATGCTACTGACTGGTGATGTAGTGAAAGCATCGCTTGATCACGATCTAGGCGCGTGCCCTGCGTGTTTGAACGGTCGCACACCGGAACAGTGGCTTGAGGAAACGAACTATACGGCTATGCCGCACTGCGAACATTTCGGCACCGGCTACACACTAGTTTGTTGGATGGAAGAAACCGGACATTGGCCGCAAGAAAAGCCGGTTGTACACAGCCGTAATCCAGCGGGACGAGCCAAGATGGAACAAGCGATTGAACGCTCGTGGAGGAAGCCATGACCGCCGCACCCGCGTTGCTGCCGTCGCTACATGCGCTTGTGGAGAAGTGGAGGAAAGCATGAACTTCAAGGTTAAATGGCTACCGTATCGCTATTGGCAGCGCCCGTGGGGATTCCATCGATTTTATCGCGGACTTAGCGACATTCCGAATCATCCGTGCGGCTGGCAATTTGGGCTTTACGTTGTCGGCCTGGAGTACAGCGGGCCATGACAGCGCAGATTCATGCCTCGCTGATGTGCGTCGAGGACACGATAGAAAACGAGATTGCACAAGGCTGCACTCAGCGTTCTATCGCGATGACCTACGCGCTCGCGCTGCAATCGACGTGGAAAACTGACTGGCCACGCGTGAATGCCGCCATCACGAAGCGCTGGCCGAACGGCCTGGAACGCATAAAGCGCATGGCATGGTCTGGATCGTGTTTCAGGAGAAAGCCATGACCGCCGCCCCCGCGTTGCTGCCGTGTCCCCTATGCGGAGGACGCGCAATTTTCCACAATTCACAATCGCAAACGTACGTTGAATGCTCGGTGTGCTCGTGCAGTGGCCCGTGGTCGCACAGGGGAAGCGTAGATGAGTGTGAGAAGGAATCAGCCGAGCTATGGAACCGCCGCGAAGCGCTACTGAGCCGCGCCGCAACGACGCAGGCGGACATTCCTGATGAGCCGGGACAGTGCCCCGAATGCGGGAGACCAGCAGGACGACATAGCCAGTTGTGTATAAATATGGGGCGAGAAACACCCTCGCAGCCTGTCGCGCCAGTGGATACAGAGCAGAAGTTCGTAGAACTGTTGGACATGCAGGATGCTAAACCGATACCTAGCGATCTGATTGCGCGAATGGATGCAGTCTTGGCGCCAGTGGTGCCGGATGAACCACCGATTTATGGCATTCGTAAAGCTATAGGGTTGCCGGTCGGATATATCGACACGCAGCGGCAAGCATGGCCTACGTTCTGCCGCTTAAACGATTTGCATGGCATCCCACACAACACGAAGGTCTATGCAGTGCCCGACCCATTCGTGCGAGAGCTTCGCCGTTTGCTGCAGACGATGATTAACTCTGCAGAAGTTTTTGTTGGCGAGGATGACACGATAATCGGCTACAAAATCAAGACCGGTGCATTGCACAAGATAGTTGGTCTATTTGCCGATGCAGACGACCCGCTGACAATGCCAGCGTCACCCCACCCAGCGCCGCCGCAGCCGAGTATCAACGAATCGCCGGATGGCGATAAGGAAACCCGCGACGCCTGTATTCCGGTCGATGGACTGCATCGAAAGGTGGCCGCAGCCGGAGCGGTTAAAGAAGCGGGGCTTGATGCACAGCCGAGTAGCGAGCAGCCCGTCATGTCCAAATCAATGGCAAAGCGGATCGCGGCGCAGCGGGAGCAGGAGCCGACAGCGGAGGATTTCCGCGAGGCTT